CAAACCCCTCCGAGGGGGGCCGTCGAGTACGTGGTCAACGTTCTCGAGAACCCCGACGAGGAGCGAGCCCGAGTTGCTCGGATCATTCGGGACACTTCCCTCCGCAAGTTCCGTACGCGTCAAGGTCCTCTTCCTTGCGCCACAGCCGTCGTTCGGGAGCGCGGGTTCAAGACCCGCGTTGTGACAAAATCTCCCGTGGACGTTGTGGAGGTAGGGCACCTCGTACGGAGCGTGGTCTGGCCGATGCTGGAACACGATCCGAGGGTTCGGGCTAGCCTGGAGGGCGGTCGTCTTGAGGAAGTCTTCAAAGACTTCTCCGACCGCGCCATCCAGTGCCCGACTTCCCTCGGCTCTCTTGTTCTGGTATCGGCCGACTTGACCAAGGCCACGGATGGCTTCTCTTTCGAAGCCATTCAGGCGGCTTGGGAAGGGGTGTGTGAGGGCGCCCAACTCCCCGAGGACGTAAAGTTCCTCGGTTCCAGGATTCTCGGGCCCATGCGTGTTCAGTCGGAGACGGGGGATTTCACTTCCAAGCGGGGTTGTTTGATGGGGTTGCCACTGTCGTGGTTTATCCTTAACATCATCAACCTCTGGGCTTGTGAATCCTCCGTCCGCGAGGCTTGCGTCCGTGCCGGTTTGCCGCGCGAGGTCAGCAATGACCTCATGCGGTTCGCCACGTGCGGCGATGACCTCGCCGGCGTTCTGCCGTCGACTGCTCACGCTGGGTACGAGATGAGGGTGCATGCTGTGGGTAGCGGCCTGTCGGTTGGTAAACACCTGGTTTCGCTGGCACTTCTGCTTTTCACCGAGCAGATGTGCTGGTTCGACCAGGAGTCCATGCCGGCGCCGCGCTACAGCCTCTTCGGTTGGCTCAAGAGGGGCCAAAAGCTTCCAGAAGGGTTTGTGGTTCCGGGTTACACCCGCTTCTCGGCCGTTCGGATGGTTGACTACGTCCCGGTGCGTAGTTTGATCCATCCCGGCCACTTTGTCGTGAAGCGGGTCTCCGGTCCCATTCCCTTCGAGCTTCCCTCTTGGGCCACCTCGGGCCCGGCAGTTTCCTCGGCCATTCCTGAGTGGTGCGGTCCGCGTAAGCGGACCACCATTCACGGTTTGGTCAAGGTACTTCGGCCCGAGGCGGCTGCCCTGAAGAGCGCAGGTATCCCTCCCTTCGTTCCTCGGGAGTTGGGCGGGGGTGGCTTTCCTCCGGCGCGTCCCCACCGCGTCCTCCGAGATTGTCCCGATCGGTACCGCCGGTTCCTCTTCGCAGTGCTTACGCACGAGGATACCGCGGCGATCCGACGGGTTGTCAATCTCTGGAGGACATGTGGGGTGGCGGGAGACCTCCTCTCCGATGCCCTCGCGGAGGCTGAGGCGGAAGTTGAGCAGAAACCACTGTGGGAGAGCCCCGAAGAAGGTAGCTTGAATGACAAGCTTGCTACCGTTCTTCCGGACCACCTCACGACCACAGTGGACGACGCCCTTCTCCGCCTTGCTTCCGTTTGGGCTCCTGCCCTTGGCATTGCGGGCTTCTCGCAGGGTAGACCCTACTGCAAGAAGTTTTTCCGGTTCGCCAAGGAATTCAAGAAAACGGTTGGAGAGGTCTCCTCGCGCGTCACCGGACGGGGAAAGCCACTTGCTAATGTGGACGAGGCGGTCGTCGCCGACCGCCTGAAAGAATTGTGTGCCGGGCCGGTGGTATTTGTCCCAAGGGATCGAATTCCACCAGGCCTCGGTGTGAGTGTTATAGGCATGCCCTCTAGAC